ATCCTAGTTATGCACAAGGTGATGTAGAACTTACATCATTTATGTGTAAAACAGCTCAGATGCCTTCATCAGTGATTGCACCTATCCCTGTTCTTTTCAGAGGTAGACAATTACAGATTGCTGGTGACAGAACATTTGATCCTTGGACAATTACTGTTATTAACGATGTTGGTTTCGAAGTTCGAAATGCAATGGAACGTTGGATGAACGGCATCAATAGTCATAACGAGAATACAGGACTTTCAAATCCAAGTGATTATCAAGCAGACGCAGTTGTAGAACAACTGAATAAAGCTGGAGAAGTTACAAAGAAATATGATTTTAGAGGATTATTCCCTACAAATATTTCTGAGATTGAAGTCAGTTATGACTCTGAAAACACTATTGAAGAATTTACAGTGGAATTCCAAGTACAATACTGGGAATCTAACACTACTTCGTAGGTATATAAATAATATTAGAGGGGAGGGCAACCTCCCCAATAATATGAGGTAAATTATGGCAGAATTTTTCGGATTCGAGATCACAAGGAAAGGTTCAAAGGAACCTGTTAGACCTTCTTTTGTTCCAAAAACTGATGAAGATGGCTCAGGCGTTATACAAGCCGGAGGGCACTTTGGTGCTTACATCGACATGGACGGAGATAAGGCTAAGACCGATGTAGATCTTATTATGAAATACAGAGACATATCCGCACAGCCTGAATGCGATGCTGCAATTGAGGATATTGTCAATGAAGCAATTGTTGGAGATCATGATGAATCTCCAGTTAATCTAGTATTAGATGAATTAGAAATATCAGATAAAATTAAAGAAGCAGTAAAACATGAGTTTGATGAAGTACTTAAACTTTTAAACTTTAATTCATATGCTCATGATATCTTTAGAAAATGGTATGTAGATGGTAGATTACCATATCATATTATTATCAATAATGATAATCCTAAAGGTGGAATTAAAGAACTCAGATATATCGACCCAGCTAAATTAAGAAAAATTAAAGAGGTCGAAGAAGAAACAGATCCTAAGACAGGAGCTAAATTGATTAAGAAAGTAGATGAATACTTCTTATATCAAGATAAAACAATGAACGCTGCAAATCAGGGATTAAAAATATATCCTGATGCAATTGCATATTGTACATCAGGTATGATGGACCCAGGGCGTAAAAGAATCTTATCTTATTTACATAAGGCATTAAAGCCAGTAAATCAGTTAAGAATGATGGAAGACTCATTGGTAATATATCGTATATCAAGAGCTCCAGAAAGAAGAATATTTTATATTGATGTTGGTAACTTACCAAAAGGTAAGGCAGAAGAATACCTAAGAGGTATTATGAACCAATATCGAAACAAATTGGTATATGATGCTAAAACAGGCGATATCAAAGATGATCGTAAGCATATGTCAATGTTGGAAGATTTCTTCCTACCAAGAAGAGAAGGTGGAAGAGGTACAGAAATATCAACACTACCAGGTGGTGAAAACTTAGGTCAGATTGATGATATTATATACTTCCAAAAGAAACTCTATAAGAGTTTAAATGTACCAGTTAACAGATTAGAACAAGAAGCTCAGTATAGTTTAGGTAGAACAACTGAGATAACAAGAGACGAAGTTAAGTTTAAGAAGTTTATTGATAGATTAAGAAAGAGATTCTCTGACTTATTCATGCAATTACTTAAAACACAACTCTTGTTAAAAGGTATTATCACTAAAGATGATTGGAAAAACTGGAAAGAAAGTATTGCCTTTGATTATATTGAAGACAACTACTTCTCAGAGTTAAAACAATCTGAAATGATAAGAGAAAGATTTGATATGTTATCATCATTAGATGAACATATTGGAAGGTTTATCTCTAATGAATGGGTACGTAAAAACGTATTACGATTCAACGATGAAGAAATCGAAGAGATACAAAAACAAATCGATCAGGAAACTAAGGACGGCGAAAACGATATGCCAGATCCAGATGATCCAAGGTTCGATTAAAACAAAAAATATTATAAATATATATTGACGAGGAAATAAAATGGCAGTAAATGATTTGATACAAAATTTAAAAGATGGCGATAATGTAAAAGCCAATAAAGAATTCGAAGGAATTATGGCTGATAAAATGACAGCCGCACTTGATGCTAAAAAAGTAGAAATAGCATCAGGTCTCGTGCAGCGTAAAGTTGCTGAAAAAGAAGAAGAGTAATAAATGATATCATTTGTAGAACTTAGAGAAAAAGTTAAGCTTAAAGGCGGAGAAAAACAAGTTAAGTCTTTCAAAGCTGGTAAGCGTAAAGACAAAGAAGTTATCCTTACTAAAAAGGGTAACAAATTTGGTGTTTATGTAGATGGCGAGCTACTCGATAATAACTACAAAAATGAAAAAGAAGCTCAAAAAGCTGCAGATGATATGATTAAACTATTAGGTATCTAATATGAAGTTAATTACTGAATACGTAGAAAACAATTTAGAAGTGATTGCAGAAGCCAAGAAAGATGGTTCTAAGAACTATTTTATCGAAGGCGTATTCATGCAATCTAATCAAAAGAACAGAAATGGTCGTATATACGAAAAGAACGTCATGGAAAAGGCTGTTCAAAAGTATGTCGACGAACAAGTTAAACAAGGAAGAGCTGTTGGAGAGTTAAATCATCCAGAAGGACCAACAGTAAACCTTGATAAAGTTTCTCATAAAATCACTGATCTGCATTGGCAGGGAAATGATGTTATAGGAAAAGCATCAATTCTTAAGACCCCTATGGGACAAATCGTTGAAGGTTTGCTCGAAGGTGGTGTTAAGCTTGGTGTATCAAGTCGTGGTATGGGAAGTCTCGTACAGAAGAACGGAGCTCAATATGTGGGGAATGACTTTATGTTATCCACCATCGATATAGTTCAAGATCCATCCGCACCATCAGCATTTGTTAATGGTGTTATGGAAGGAGTTGAATGGATATGGGAAAATGGGATTGTTCGACAACGAGATATTGAAGAAATTGAGACTGAAATTAAAAGCACTCCAGCTACTGGATTGCCAGAAGCTGAAATAAGAGCTTTTAAGAATTTCCTCTCTAAATTAAATCTAAAATCATAGGAGAATGATTATGTCAGACGACGCTATTAAAAACGAATTAGCTGAAGACATATCTGTTGAAGAAGAGCAAGTTTCTGAAGAAGTAGTAGAAAATGCAGAAGAAGAGCTCGTTGAAAATGAAGAAGTTTTAGACGAGGAAACAGAAGCAGAATCTCAAGATTCAGAAACTCTTGAAGAAGGCAAGCATGAAGATGAGGAAGAAGAGCACGAACCTAAAAAGGAGACTGTGAATGTTCCAAAAACTAAAGCTGGCGTAATTCAAGCAGCAGTAGATATGCTCAAAAAAGCTAGAAAAGAAGACGCGCAAAAGATGTTCTCAAAAATGGTTCTCGGTGATGACGAAGAGGCTTCAGTCAAATCAGCTGATGACGCTGTAAAAGGTGTTAAGAAAGCTGAAGATCCAAAAGCTAAAGCGAAAGTAGAAGCTATTGACTTTGACGAAGACTTAGAAAACATCATCAAGGAAGAGGCAACTCTATCTGATGGGTTCCGTGATAAAGCACAGACAATCTTCGAAGCAGTGTTAACATCTAAGTTATCACAAGAAATCGAAAGATTAGAAGGCGAGTACGCGCAAAACTTAGAAGAAGAAGTAACTGACGTTCAAAATCAATTAGTAGAAAAGGTTGATTCGTACCTGAACTACGTAGTTGAAAGTTGGATGAAAGATAATGAAGTTGCAGTACAAAACGGTTTAAGAACCGAAATTGCTGAAGACTTTATGACTTCACTTCAATCAGTGTTCAAAGAGCACTATATCGAAGTACCTGAAGGTAAAGTTGACTTAGTTGATGAACTCAACGAGCAAGTTAACGAGCTAGAAGAGACTTTAAACAAAACCACAGAAGATAATATTGACCTACATTCAAAAGTTCAATCATACGAAAGAGCTGATGTAGTAAGAGAACAATCTTCAGGGCTTGCAGAAACTGAAGCTGAAAAACTAGCATCTTTAGTTGAAGATATCGAATTTGATAACAAAGAATCTTTCGAAATGAAAGTGAAAACTGTTAAAGAATCATACTTCACAAAAGAAGGCGAAGAATCAGTGGACGAAGTTGATAGTCTATTAGGCGAAGAGAATGTTTCCGAGGAAGCAGTTTCTGAGTCAATGTCTAGATACACTCAAGCTATAACTAATTTTACTAAGTAAATAGGGGATAACAGAAATGTTTCAAGCAGACGCAAAATTAATGGAAAAATGGGGTCCTGTACTTGATCACGAGTCAGCACCTGAAATTTCCGACAGATATAGAAAAGCTGTTACAGCTAGACTATTAGAAAACCAAGAAGTTGCCCTACAAGAAGAAAGAGCTCAAGCACAAGGAAATTTTATTTCTGAAGCAGCAGCAGCTAACAATATTGGTTCAGGTTCAGCACCGAATAACATCGGTACTTTTGACCCAGTATTAATTTCTTTAGTACGTAGAGCAATGCCTAATTTGATTGCATATGATATCGCTGGCGTTCAGCCAATGAGTGGTCCTACAGGACTTATCTTCGCAATGAAATCAAAATACAGTTCACAATCTGGTACTGAAGCTTTATTCAATGAAGCTGATACAGATTTCTCAGGAACTGGAACACATCAAGCTGATCCAACTGGATTAAGTGGTGTAACAGATGCTGATACAGACGGAACAATCGCAGACGAAGCTGATACAGTTTCAACATTCGGTTCTGGTCTTGCTACAGCAGATGCTGAGAGACTTGGCGTAGGCGAAACCGGAGACGGTTCTTACGGCGAAATGGCTTTCACTATTGAGAAATCAACAGTGACTGCGAAGTCAAGAGCTCTTAAAGCTGAATATACAATGGAATTAGCTCAAGACCTTAAAGCTATCCACGGTTTAGACGCAGAAGGCGAACTAGCTAACATTCTATCTGCTGAGATCCTTGCAGAGATCAACAGAGAAGTTGTTAGATCAGTTCTAAAAACTGCTAAAATCGGTGCTTTACAGTCTTCAACAGCTGTTTCCGGTATATTTGATGTCAATACTGACTCTGATGGAAGATGGATGGTCGAAAGATTTAAAGGCCTAATCATGCAAATCGAAAGAGAGTGTAACGTAATCGCTAAAGAAACAAGAAGAGGTAAAGGTAACTTTATCCTATGTTCTTCAGACGTAGCTTCAGCTCTAGCAGCTGCTGGTATGTTGGATTACACACCTGCACTTTCAGCTAACTTAAACGTTGACGACACAGGTAATACTTTTGCTGGTGTTCTTAACGGAAGAGTTAAAGTTTACATTGATCCTTATGCAACTGTAGACTTTGTTTGTGTTGGTTACAGAGGAGCTAATCCATATGACGCAGGTTTATTCTACTGCCCATACGTTCCACTAACAATGGTTAAAGCCGTTGGTGAGAATGATTTCCAACCAAGAATAGGATTCAAAACTAGATACGGCATGGTTGCAAACCCATTCGTAGCTCTAGATAGCATTGGTTCAGACAGATCTAACCAGTACTTCAGAATCTTCAGAGTTGACGACATTATGGCATAAGCCAGAGTTGATAACTCTTTTTAAGGGAGTCTTCGGACTCCCTTTTCTTTTTGTATAAATAGATATATGGCTACATTAACTACAAATAAAAACTTTTTAAGCCCAGTAGGGTTTCAATTTAAAGTTGACCACACGAAATATCCTAACCTAGAATATTTTGCTGTAGCTGCTACTCTTCCAAGTATTAATATTGCTGCAGTTGAAACACCATATCGTGGAGTGAACTTATCTTTTACAGGTGATAGACTTTCATTTGAAGATCTCGTATTAAGAGTAAATATTACTGAGAATATGGAAAATTATGTTGAAACATTTGATTGGTTACATAATATATCACAAACAAAGAATGCAGAAGATTTTAAAGCAGATGCTACTTTATTAATATTATCTTCTCATAACAATGTAACTAAACAAATAAAATTTAAAGGTGTTTTTCCAACAGCTTTAGGTTCTGTAGAATTTGATTCTCAAGCGACTGATGTTGAATACGTACAAATGGATATATCATTTGCGTATACAAACTTTGAATTTGTTTAAGTTTTTTCACTAAAACCGTTTACAAATTCACCAGAAGATGGTATAATATATATATGAACAATTTGCAAGAAATCTTAGAAATGTGGAAGAAAGACTCAGTCATAGATGAAATGAATCTTGATGAGGCCTCAAGAGACTCCGCAAAATTACACGGTAAATATCTCGAATTACTTTCTGTTAACCGTATGAAACTTAAAAAAGCCGAACTTGAATTTAAGGTGCTACTTAAAGACAAATGGTTGCATCTTAATGGCAAGATGAGTCAAGCTGAAATGGATGCAAAAGGCTGGGATTACGATCCTTTAGGTGGATTAACAGTATTAAAGGGAGATATGGATTATTATTATGATTCAGATCCTGTCATTCAAGAACATCAAGCCAAAATACAATACATTACAGAACTCTGTGATACTCTTAAAGAGATATTAGATAACATTAAATGGAGACATCAAACAATCAAAAACATGATTGAATGGAGAAAATTCACTAGCGGTATCTAATGGAAAACATAAAGATTCAAAAGAAGAACGAAGTCTTCTTAAATGTACAATGTGAACCAAGCGTAGAAAGAGAGTTATCTGA